CGTGAGGAGTGTAAGGTGTCGGTACGCGGAAGCGTAATAGCCGATATAAACCCGCCGGAGTTCGCTTTCAATCCTCTCACTACTGCATGGGAACTCATTCCCTTCAGTTTTGTGATCGATTGGGTGATCGACATCGGGCGTTTTCTCGAATCTATGTCCTTCTTGGCGCTTGCTACTGACTACGCCGCGGCGGGCGGAACCAAGATCGAACTTACCCGTGAGGTAACCCATGCTACTACAGCATGGACTCCGAATTGGGTTCAAAGTACGTCTCTTGATTTCCGCTCAAAGTGCGTAGGCCAGTATGTTCAGCGCGTTCCAATGTCCGTGTCTTATTTTCCAACCATAAACCTGCGGTTAGATGCGTTCAAGGTCATGGACCTTGTCGCCCTCTTTCTTCAGGCTATACGGAGGTAGTAAAATGGCTGCCATGACGACAGCACTCACGGAGTTTGCCGATAACGGAAACTCCCGTACGTATACGTACACTGGTCACACCGCGGTTGAACCGCGTTTGGTGCTCCAGAAGCGACGTGTGCCGACTGGAAATTCAAGTATCTTGGAAGACACCGTAACGGTTCTCTCAAGTACTGAAGACTCCGCAGGGAGTCTTCTCCAGTCGAGGGTTAGCTTTTCGATAACTGTACGCCGTCCCAGCGATGGGATTGCGTCAGACGTGACAGCGGCGTTAGCCATCATTCGCGACGTAGTCGCAGGTGATGAATTCGCTAATACCGTTACCACCCAAGAGTGGCTGATCTAGTCCGGGGTTAACACCCCCGCCCCCTGTCAGGTTTTTAAAGTTTCCTGACGGAAGCGCTAGAAAGGCCGCCGCCTCATTACTACGAGGCGGTTCTCGGGGTTAATTCTACGTATTGTAGGTTAACCGATTCGAAAAGGAGGATTTCAAATGAAACCCCAGATGTTAACGTACGACATATGTCGATGTTACATTTCTGACCACAAAAGCACATTGCCAGACGATATCTATAACAAGGTGCACGGATTCCTCCGTTCCCGTAATATAGACAGCCTGGCAACCTGTACGACTCTCTCCTCCCCAGCATTAGCAGGGAAGGACGCGTGGAAAGTTCTAATGCAGATCGAGGCGTTCTTCAAGAAGAACAAATCTTTTTCTGTCCCAGATAGGTGTCTACAAGCCGCTATGTCCTCGTTTAACCGAGGCGAGCTGCTTTGTAGGATCACTAATCGAAGACTCGACCATTACTATACCCATCGCGATCGTTTAGATCCCGATATGGGTCAGTGGTTGTCGAGAATGGAGAAAGATATCGATCGAACATTAGGTGACCACGTGACGTTCTTGGATCAATTACCAAGCTTAGTGAGAGTCACTTCAGGCGCCACTTCACAACGATCGCGCCGGAGGTCGCTACCGCATCTTAGAGTTTCTAAGAAGCCGTATGCTTCCCCCGGAAGTGAGCCCTATCTTGACGCCCTTAGCCGATATTTTGGCTATGGTAGTGTTCGAGTGAGGTCCACTTACGCGAATCGTTTGGAGTTTGTACCTAAGAACTGGAAGACCGACCGTACTATCGCTTGCGAGCCTGAGG